TTATTTGCTGTTTGTGGTATGATTTGATATATTTTGGAAGGTGGTCTATATGAATACTAAACAATTACACAAGGAAATGAAGGAAAACAAAAAGCAACTTATTGACACGTTTGAAGACAAAGTATTACCTAACATTCAACTAACCAAGAAAGAGCTAGAAGAGTTAAGGGCGCAAATGGAAGGTGCATCACCTGAACGATTAGCCCACGCTGAACTAGAATACAACGTAAGAAAGAAATTAAGCATTATTAACCGAGAGGCTGACTTGCACGAGCAATTAGATCAAGCAATCGACTTTCTTGGTAAACTCATACAATACTACAAACAGTAGACGTACTATAAACGGAATATAACGCATACTCGCGGTAAAGAGGTGATTGATATGGCTGGTGGAAGACCTAGTGCATGGGAAACGAGGATTAAGCCTTACCTAGAAGAAATAGTAGCACTTAAGAAACAAGGTAAGACTGACAAACAAATAGCAGAGTATCTAGGAATTGGCTATACAACACTAACCGACAACAAGGTGAGATACGCGGAGTTAGCGGAAGCTTTAAAAAAGGGTAAGAACGAATTAGTATTAAAGTTAGAGAGCGCATTATATAAAAGGGCATTGGGTGGCTATTATACCAAGAAGATAACAAGGACGTACATTGAGGACGAGGAAGGCAATAAGATAGGTAGTGTTCAAGTCACTGAACAATTTAGTGAAGAGAAACCTGATGTAGGCGCTTTAGTGTTTGCACTTAAAAACCTCGACCCTGAACGTTGGCGTGACAAGGTAGAGACTAATGTTAATGTTGAAGAGTTGTCACAAGCGATGCACGACTTCCTTGATAGCAAAGTATGACGGTTAAAGACTTAGTATTCACCGACAAGTGGAATAGTGTATTAGCCGACAATAGCCAAGTGTTATTTCTTGAAGGGCCTTCCCAAGTTAGCAAGACAACCCTATCAAGTGTTAAAATAGTATATGAATGTATGAAATCCCCACAAGGGCAAACTTTATTTTTCTTAAGTGGTGAATCAACCAACACACTATATCGTAACTTTATCGAACCCGAAACAGGCATCACCAAACTATTCCCATATGTAGCAAAGTACATTGGGTCAGGAAGTAGTGGTGGACAACGTGTTGAAGTTATGGTTAATTATAACGGGCATATTGAAGTTAAAAAGATATTCTTTGTAGGCTACACAACGAAGAACAGCGAGGGTAAAGTGTTAGGGTCTAAACCTTACATGATATTTGCTGACGAGTTTAACAAAGCCCATGACTCATTTGTAAAAGCGGTTATGACGCGTATTACAGCGGTAGGGACTAAATTGATTGCTACTAGCAACGGTGACACCCCTGATAAGTTATTTTATGATTATCTTAACGCATGTAGACCGTTACCCGATTATGAAACTGACGTCCCGCCAACAACCATGAATGATCTAAACGAGGTTGAACCTAAAGTAGGGTGGACATATTACTACTTCGGTTTAGAAGATAGACCATTCAAAGGCGACCGACAAGAAAGTGCGCAAGTTAAACTTGAACGTTGGATTGGACAAATGCTTACGATGCACCCTGAAGGGTCGTTTGAGTACAATTCAAAAGTATTAGGTATACGTTCGGCAGTTGAAGGTATACTATATGGACATTTATTAAACCGTAACCATGATATAGACTTTAAGCAATTAAACCTATCAAACATACGCGAAGTCCTAGTCGGTGTCGACGAAGGAAGCGGTGCAGAGGGTGATAAGAAACGTGCCAAGTCTGTTTTTGTCGTTATAGCATATTCTAGTGGACACCAACGCGCAGTAATATTAGACAGTTGGGAATCAAAGGAACTAGGGCATGTTGAAACGGCGGAAGAGTTTAATAAAGAGATTAAAAAGTGGTACACCATATTCAATCACAAAATGAAGGGCGTATATATAGAGAACGCAAGCCCTCAAATGATATACACATTTAGAAAACACATCGCCTATGACATCGACGTATTACCATGTATTAAAAGTAACAAGGTAGTCACGTCGCGTTCGAGGGTAACGGTTAAAGAACAAATGATACATCAAAAGCGATTGTTATGGCTAACCGAACAACGCGCGCAACAACATAAAAAACAAATAGCAAAAGTAAGAGGACTAAATGGCGAAACCATAGACGAGAACATGGTGCATAATGATTACAACGATGCGACTGACTATGCAATGACGCCACGATACCCTGAACTAATGAAATATAAATAGAGGTGGTTGCATGAAACATTACGGTTTCAACATGAAAAACAAACCCATGATTGACATGATAGAAGCCAATGAGCGCTTTGAATTAAACTTATACCGCAATAAGGTACTCTTAACAGGTGATGCTGCGGTTGTTGAAAAGTTTTACAAAGTAGACTATGGCAAAATGTATCAAGGTACAAGCGGTGAACAATATGACATGTCAAGCCACACAGGAACGTTTTGGTATAATGTAGGCCCTAAAAATGCAAGGGTATTATTTGGTATTACTAAAATGATTAACGATGCCTTTGTACGTTTAATCACAAGTGGTGGGGTTGATTTCAAAGTATACAAGGACGAAGAAAACGAAGACGAAGACGCAACTAAACGCCTTGACGATATACTAACCTACAACAACTTCTATGACAACAAATGGGGTAAAGCCGAATCTATGCAATCGGGATTGGGTTACACCGCGTTTAAGTGGTCTATTGATACAGAGGACTTTGACAAACCTATTGTAGAGGTCGTCTCAAGTGAAAACATTGAGGTTATCACAAAGAGAGACTTTATTATAGGGTACAAGTTCAAGAAATACCGTGTAGTAAATGACAAGTCATATGAAGTCCAAGAGATATATCGAAAAGAAAACAACAAACCTATCATAGAATACCGTGTCATAGATATTGCGTTAGGACAAGAGATTCCTTTTAGTGCCGTGCCTAATATGGTGTTAAGAGAATTAGGCCTTGACTTTCTAGACAAAGAAAACCCGATCGTTGACGTATTTGGCAACATGGAAGAAATCCCTGTCATTCTAAAAAACAACACCGCATACAACTCATTCTTCCCTAACTGCCCATTTGGTGAACCCGACACACAAGGGTTAGACTTAATCGAAGACGCGTTAAGTGAAATGATTAGTGCAATGGTAGAGGAAATTCGTAAGGGTAGAATTAAAGTGTTAATTAGTGAAGAGTTAGTCCCACGCGATACCAACGGAAAGGCAACCGCGTTTGACGACTTTAAATTAGATTATGAGATTATCAACAAGCACGAGGCTGAAGGTAAAAACCTTATTGAAATTATACAAGGTGAAATCAATAGCGAGAAATACTTAAAAGGCATCGCCTCACTAATCATGTACGCATGTAACAAAGCAAACCTACACCCTATCACTGTTGGTGTAACAGGTGTAGAAAGTATCATGGCTAGTCAAGAAAGCCAAGTAGAGCGCGAAAAGGTATCAATGAGAACGCGTGAAATGAAGTTAGAATCATGGCGCGAGAACCTTATCAAGCTTGGTAAACATGCATTACAACTAGACGATGTTATGAATAACCGCCCTATTGGGGAGTATGATGTAGTGGTTGAGTTTGGTTCGTTTACCAATCCTAATCGTGAGAGCATCGTAGACCTATTAGGTAAAGCCGTTACAAGTGGAATCTTATCAATTCAAGAGGCACAACGTGAATACTATGGTGACAACTTAAGTGAAGATGAAAAATTAGAAGTATACATCAAAACTAAAGTAGAAAAAGGCATACCACTTACCACCCCTGAACGCGACCTATACGAACGTGTTAGCGAAGAAGAAACAGGTATACAAGCAACACCAACAGAGATTATTGAGTAATGCAACAATATTCAACCGCAAGCACCGTAGGTTCGCGTGTACTTAACGAACGTCGTGATTATCAACGTATACTACCCGACTTTAAAACAAGAACAAAGTTAAGAGAACAAGGGTATACATGGGTGTTATCTAGTAACGTTAGTGCTGTAAGAGTGTTTGGTAATGATCTAATCATACGTTTTCATAACGGTTCGGTGTACAAGTACCCTAATCAAGGCCTACAATACGACGACATGATTAACAGTGAATCAAAAGGTCGTTGGGTATGGAACAATTTAAGACGCACCAACGTACCATACAGCAAACTAGGTTCAATGCCACTAGAAACCGATTTAGACATGACTGACGAGGAAGTTATGCAAGTGGGTATAACTACTAAAGAGATTGAATTAGTAAAAGCAGCAACACTAGCATTATTAAGTGATTCGACAGCGCAAGGAATTGTTACAACAATCGCGCTATTAGAATAAATTAAGGAAGGCAACCGTAAATGCCAAACAGTCGACGGACTATAAATTGGAAAGGAGTGTCATTATATGGCAGAAGAAGTAAAAGACCCGAATGTTCAAGTAACGCCACCGAACGAAGGGGAAAACCCAAGTGTAAAAACATACACGGAGGACGAGTTTAAAAAGGCGGTAGAAGAGGCAAGCAAAGAAACATCAACTAAAGTAAAAAGAGAATTATCAAAGACTTTAGGGGTTAATTTGTTTGACGAGAACGAGTTTAATACCTTTATTGATTCAACCAAGAATAAAGTTGACAAGAAGGTAGTAGAAGAATACGAGGCCAAGTTAAAAGAATACGAGCCTATCAAAAAACAAAACGAAGACTTGTTATTCGATAACGCAATCCTCAAGCAAGGCATCACCCCCGAGAACAGAGACCGAGTCAAGAAACTTGCATCGGTAGAACTCACCGAAGGCGTAACCATTGAAGACGCCATTAACAAGGTTGTGAATGACTTTCCTATGTTAAAGGGTAAAGTTAAGGCTGGCATCAACTTAAACGACGATTACAGTCAACTAGACGCCAATGAGCGTTACATTAGACAAAACTATGAGTTGGACGATAACGGTCGCCCAATTCGACCAAAAAGAAGATAAAAGGAGAGAAATAAACTATGGCTTTTTTAAACACTAATGCCGTTGCACGCGGTAATGAAACCATTGACACAAAGTTTTCAGCGTTAGTAGAACCTAATCTATACGCTAACGACATCTTTAGACCAGGCATCACATTCACTGACAAATATCAAACAGACGCAATGGGGCAATTATTTGTCCGTAAACTTGGTAAAGGGACAGTAGACACTACTGACGCGTTAACCTTTACACACAACCAAACTGCTGATGCGTTAATTTCAATCGTATTAGACAAGTCTTTCAAACAAAGCGAGGCTATCTATGAAAGCGTTGAAATCGCACGCCAAAGTGGAACAGGATTACAAAAGTTTGAAGTAGTTGCTAGAAACGTTGCCGAAGCATGGCAATTACAAGCGCACACTTCATTATTAGCAGACGCTACTGCAAGTGCTAACACAACTGTTATCGCTGCTGACCCTACTGCTGCACAAGGACTTAAAAAGGTTATCATTCAAGTTCGTAAAGAATTAAGAGACAACGATGCTAACCCTGATGTAATTATTGCATCAACTAACACATACAGCAAGTTCCTAGACTATGCTGGCCGTGAATATGTTCCTGCAACTAATGACGAAGTATTAAGAACAGGTGCTTATGGAACGTTCATGGGTATGAAAGTATACGAATCAACTCAATTAGTTGACGACGGTACAGCAGGTTCAAACGAGTTTGTAATGTACGATCATGACGCTTATTCTATCTTAACTCAACTTATCACATCAAGAATCGTTGATGCAGGTAAGGATTGGACAGGTAGTGCAGCACAATTAGAAATCAAGTCAGGTTTCAAAGTAACTAACGCAGAACGCGTTTACAAAAAAACAGTAGGCGCATAAGAGGTGATTAAATGAGAACGGACAAGTTTGTTAAGGTAAATAAAGGTAATATTACTCAAGACGTACCCTTACACGCCCTTGCTAACTATATAAATCATGGTTGGAAAGAGGTTGAAGAGGAACAAGTCAAGAAAGATGTTACCTATGATAATTACA